CGTTTTTGGCGGTGGCACTTTAGGCGGCACTGGTGGCGCCACCGTTTCAGGTGGGGGCGGGGGCGTGGCGACCGCCGCAAAAACTGCCGCATTTGCAACCGCAGGATTGGCTGCCATTCCTTCCAATTTCAACGTTGGTGGATTCCGCGCTGGTGAGGAACGCGATCGAGGAACGACAATAAATGTGAACGTTTCAGGTGCGATCGATAAGGAAGGCACTGCCAGAACAATTGTGGACACCTTGAACAATTCGTTTTATCGCGGAACAGGTGGCGCAGGTAATCTTGCAGGGAATGCAGTCGCGTGACCCACTGGACGCCCGTTTGGCTAATTGAAATTGACGGCGTTGAATACACTTCAGCGGTTCTGGCAAACCTTACGATTCGCAGTGGACGCACCAACATTTATGAACAAGCCCAAGCGGGGTACGTCAATCTTGAATTGTTGGACGTCAACCAAACGGCAATCCCAGTTTCAATCAATTCAACAATTGGCGTTTCGGTAAGAGATACGTCAGGCACATTTGTTGCCATTTTTGGCGGCAACGTCGTTGACATTGGTTTAGAAGTGCGTGACGTGGGTTCGACATTGCTCACCCAGACTTATTCGATCACTGCGTTGGGTGCATTGGCGCGTTTGCCTAAGGCGTTGACCGACGGCGTTCTTTCTAAGGATTTTGACGGCGATCAGATATTTACAATTTTGAGTGAAGTATTGTTCAACACATGGGCGCAAGTGCCAGGCGCAGAATCCTGGGCAGATTATGACCCAACCGTTACTTGGGCAAATGCTGAAAACAATGGTTTAGGAGAAATTGATCGCCCTGGCAATTATGAATTGGCAAATCGATCTTCAGAACGCACCGACGTTTATTCGTTGGTATCAGCGTTGGCAACTTCGGGGCTGGGGTACATTTACGAAGACGCGTTTGGTCGCATTGGTTATGCCGACAGTACGCACCGAACCGTCTATTTGGCTGCCAACGGGTATGTCGATCTCGACGCCAATCATGCCCGCGCCGCAGGGTTGCGCATTGAAACCCGTGTTGGCGACGTTCGCAATGCCCTTACGATCAAATACGGTTCAACAAGCAGCGCAGAAGAATCAGCCAGCAACGCCGCGTCGATCGCCCAATTTGGTCAATTGGCGCAGATCATCACAACGACATTGGAACATTCAGACGACGCCTTAGATCAGGCAAATTTCTATTTGTCATTGCGTGCCCAGCCACAACCAATTTTTAGCGAAATCACATTTGACCTAACCAATCCTGAAATAGACAACGGCGACCGTGACAACCTCATCAACGTTTTCATGGGTGAAGCCATTGCATTGAATAACCTGCCGTTGAACATGGCGTCTGGCACGTTCCAGGGGTTCGTGGAAGGCTGGTCGTTCCAGGCGTCGTATAACCAACTTAGTGTGACATTGTTGTTGTCCCCATTGGCTTATTCATTGCAGGCAATGCGCTGGAATGACGTTCCAGTAACCGAAACGTGGGCGAGCGTGTCGCCAACTTTAGAATGGCAATATGCAACAATTGTTGCGTAGAAACGGAGAAAACCTATGAGTAACCCAACAAGCAATTTTGGCTGGCAAATGCCTACTTCGACCGACTTGGTGACCGACTTACCTGCCGATTTTGAGGTTTTTGGGCAAGCCGTTGATACGGCGTTGGCTGATCTCAAAGGTGGAACGACTGGTCAGGTTTTGGCTAAGGCGTCGGGAACAAACATGGACTTTACCTGGATTGAGCAGGACGACACGACGATTTCTTTTAACGCCCAAACTGGCACAACCTACACATTGGTTGCCGCTGATCTAGGCAAAATCGTCACCTTATCTAACGGCAGCGGAATCACCTTGACGGTTCCACCTTCAGTTTTTGCAACTGGCAACATCATCAACATTCAACAAATTGGCTTGGGACAGGTCACACTTGCCCAGGGCGCTGGGGTAACGATCACGTCAACTGGGGCAAGCGCGTCAGCACCCAAACTTCGCGTGCGATATTCTGCCGCGTCGATCATTTGCACAGCATCAAACACATTCACCGTGATTGGCGACCTATCTTGACACAGATCATTTTAGGAATTATTTCGTCTAGTTTCAAAGCGGCGTTACTTCCAGGGTATTCGTTATGGCTAGACGCCGACGACGCCAGTACATTCACCTATTCTTCGGGCACGGTTGTTTCCCAATGGAACGATAAATCTGCAAATGGGTATAATTTTACTCAGGCAACTACTTCGCAGCAGCCAGTTAGACAGACAAATATTCAAAATGGCTTGCCCGCGCTAAATATGCACACGGGCGGCACGATTCGGTGGATGTCTAATTCTTCTTATGATTTTTCAAGCGGCGCGTTTACGATTTTTTGCGTATATGATTCTAACGGTGGAAACTTTACAACCGTTGCCGGTCGCAATACAGTCGGATCTGTCACTCTTGGCACGAACGCCAATTCTGTCAATTACGCAATTTCAAGAATTGGTCAAGCGACTACATCAAGTAATTTGACGCCCACTGGAAGCAATGCCGACGTGATTGTTTACAAATCTGCGGGGGTTTCAGGGGGCAATCTAAGTGCCGATTTGTATAAAAACGGGACTGCTGGTTCATCAACTTTGACAGTCGGAATTACTAGCGCAGGCGATAAATTCACTATCGGCGCAACGCAGAATGGTAGCGCAGACCATTATCAGCCAGACGGCTATCTTTGCGAACTCATTGTCTATCCGTCACAGTTATCGGACACAGATCGCAATTCGGTTGAGGCTTATCTCAAAACGAAATGGGGCACGCCATGACATGGGTGACATTCGATTCAATTCAATCTTTTAATGCTTGGCATAATCAAGTCAAAACCGATCTTGGTTTGCCATTGCCCGCACTAGACGCAAGCGGAAATCAAGTAGAAGGACAAATGAGTAGCGAATACACAACTGCCTGTATAGTTTCCGAAACTGATATTCGCGCAGATATTGAAGATAAATATTTATTTGAACTTACACTTTCAGAGAACCCACGAAAAGGTGAGCAATTATGATTTACCCAACGGGCACAAATGCCAGGTTAATCGAAATCGCAGCCGCCGAAGTAGGCACGATCGAGGAAGGCGACAACCTCACCAAATACGGCAAATTTACAAAAGCCGACGGGTTGCCCTGGTGTGGAAGTTTTGTGAATTGGTGCGCTGCACAGGCAGGCGTCAAAATTCATTCCGTTGTCAGCACCGCAGTTGGTGCGCATAAATTCAAAGAAATCAATCGCTGGTCAAACATTCCTCAACTGGGAAGTCTTGCATTCATGGACTTTCCTCATGACGGCGTCGATCGCATTTCACACATTGGAATTGTCGTTGGATTAATTGACGATAAAACTTGCCTGACGATCGAAGGCAACACCAGCGGTTCGGGAGATCAACGCAATGGTGGAATGGTCATGATCAAAGTTCGGTCTTTTGGTAAAGGAAAAGAAATTGTTGGTTTTGGTGTTCCAAAGTTCACGCCATACCAGGGAGAATTCCCAATGATTGATTTGCCAAAAGTGGCAGTCAAACCAAAAAAGGAGAAAACCAAATGGAACAAGCAAAAGCCTTAGCCGCGTCATGGGCGCGATCATTTATGGCAGCGGCGCTTGCCCTATACATGGCAGGGGTGACAGACCCAAAGACACTTGCAATGGCAGGCGTTGCAGCGGTTGCACCAGTAATTTTGCGCTGGCTTAATCCAAACGACAAAGCCTTCGGTTCAACGGGGAAGTGAACCGCAGATTCGCGGCGGCGGGGTTGATCACGGCACTTGCATTAATCCCGACCGCTTGCGGGTACGACGGTTGGACACGCTATGAATGCCAGGAATTCGAAAACTGGGAAAACCCAGAATGCCAAAAGCCCCAATGTATCCCGACTGGAACATGCACTGACGACTTACTTGGAGATCAATCGGCAAAAACCCGCACGCCGTAAATCGCCCGAAGAAATTCACGCCCAACTGATTTTGATCATTGGGTCAACCCTTGCAGCCGTGTTTTTGGTTGTCACGGTCGGCATTACTTACGCCCTCATTTTTGTCACTCAACCCATTGGCAATCAGGCACCCAACGACGCTGCATTTATTGATCTACTTAAAACCCTGGCGATTTTCCTGACTGGTTCGCTGGGTGGCGTACTGGCGGGTAATGGTTTGAAGTCAAAACCAAGACCAATCGACACGCCCAAATCCACGCACGATTCTTGACGTTGTCACACTTAGCCGTCATTCTTTTCATTGAAGACGGTTCGCCGTTTTCCTAACAATCGGGAGATCAAATGACGACAGAACAAATAATAGGGTTCGCGCTTATCGCGCAACTGGCAATCAGCACACTGATTTACTCAATGGGGTACAGGGACGGGAAATCCGTTGGCTATCATCACGGGCGATCAGTTGGAATGGCAATGGGCAAGAATAAGGCGGTTAAATAATGTCCGCGATCGCAGCCGCATTCGTACAGGCACAACGCAATTTCGCACCAGCCTTGAAAAAGGCAGACAACCCTTATTTTGGGACAAAGTACGCCGATCTTGCCGTTTGCATTGAAGCGGTCATTGACGCATTGCACGCCAACGGCATTGCCTTGGTTCAGCACACTGATCAAAGCGAAAAAGGTGTTGTGGTCAGTACCGTGTTTTTGCACGAATCAGGCGAACACATGGAAACGGGCAGTATCTTCGTACCAGCCGCGCAGAATAGCCCGCAGGCATTTGGTTCAGCCCTGACCTATGCGCGCCGCTATTCGCTTATGACGGCGTGTGGCATTGCACCTGAGGACGACGACGGAAATGCCGCGTCAAAGACAACCCCAGCACGCAAACCTGAAGTCAAGGCTGAACCTGAGGTCGATTATTGGACAACCAAATTTGGTCAAGTCCCAAGTTATGCAACCAGGGAAGAAGCCGAAAACAATGGAACGACCACCCTGGGTTCAAGCATTCAGGAAATTGCACCCCAGTTGGGAAATGAAATGATCGAGGAAGCGCCGCAGTGCGTACACGGTCATCGCAAATGGGCGACAGGCAAGAAAAAGAACGGTGAGGATTGGGGCGCTTATCGCTGCACCCAAAACAACCGAAACACACAATGCGACCCTATTTGGTACGTATTCGGCAGCAACGGAAAGTGGCGTGCCCAATGAGCGATTACATGGAACTTATAAACCCAAAAACGAAAATCTGCAAACTCATTAAAGACGGTGAAGTTGTCGCAGAATACAAAATGGAACAGTGCGACCGTTGTTCATTGCTTGCCAAAATTGACGAATTTGGCTATCAACGCGGGCTTGGTGGCGAAAAGTTAATGTGGTTTTGCGGGTCTTGCAGATGAGGATTTCACTGACAAGAGATGAGCAATTTATTTGCCATGAAGCCGCAGTTGCATTGGCGAAAGCAAACACCGATTACTGGACAACTAGGGACGGCAACTATTCAAAAGACAAATCGTTGCATGAACTGATTGCACAGGACGCCGAAAGCGTTGGCAGTGAATGGGCAGTTGCCAAATACATGGGCAAATCATTCAACCCATTTGAAGAAAAAGGCAAAAGAAAAGCCGACGTTGGTCACGATATTGAAGTCAGGTGGACAAAATATGAGGGTGGTCAACTGATCGTTCACGAATACGATCGAGCAAATGACATTGCCGTATTGGTTACAGGTAAATCAGGCAACTATTTCATTGCTGGTTGGATTCCGATCGCCGTTGCACGCAATCCACGTTATCGATCATCAAGCCAGCCAAACTGGTGGGTGTCACAAATCAATCTTCAGCCGATTGAGAATTTGAGGAAAAACAAAAATGGACAGAACTGAATTCGAATGTCGCAAATGCAAGAAGATCACGATTCAATTGATTCACAAAGTCACGGACAACCTGCCCCCAGGTGTAGAAGTGATTCAATGCGTCAAATGTGAAGCAATGACGGTTGCCCAAATTGGCGTTATTCATGAATAGTTATCCACAGAAGTTATCCACAGGTAGGCAAAAGGTGTGGACAACACGCCAGGGGCACGCTCAGGTTATCCACATACTGGCGGGTAACTTGACGAGCGTGTTAGCCTACTTTCGCTTGAAGCGCGCCGCTGAGGCGGTGAGCGCGCGAGGGCGCAATCGGCTTATGGGACGGTTCTATGCTATAGCGGCATGTATTTCAATAACCAGCAGTCCCGCAGCGCATTCAGCAGATTACTCAATAGATCATTTAAAGTTATACGCTCATTCCAGGATTGTTAATTATGAGCAATTTCAGTGTTTTCATAAGATCATCACAAAAGAATCAAGGTGGTCATACACTGCACGCAATGGCAGTCATTATGGATTGGGTCAAATGAGATCAACCTGGTATCGCGACCTTGACCCTTATCGCCAGATAGACGCCACCATTGGCTATATTACGAAGCGTTATCAAACGCCATGCAATGCCTGGTCATTCCATAAGAAAAAGGATTGGTTCTAGTGAGCAGCGTACTGGGCAACAACGGGTCAACGAGTAAGTGGAAACGAATCGCAAAAAGAATTAGAGAACGTGACGGGTATACGTGCCAGGCATGCGGATTGGAAGGCAATTCGATCGATCATATAATCCCTAGAAGTGCAGGTGGAACAGATGACGAGTGGAATCTTCAATGCCTATGCGTCAAATGCAATTCTGCGAAGGGTGGGCGGTTTTTTAATACACCATTGACAC